TGCAAAATCATCGCCCACCTTGTAGGTGAACTTCTCCATGCTCGCCGCGCCTTCATTCAGCAGCGGGATTAGGTCTGCGCCGCTCCGGCCGAACAATGCAACAGCAGCTGCCGCTTTCTGGGCGCCATCTGGCATGTCTGCAAATCGATCGGCAATTTGCTTGAGTGCCTTATCCGCTGGCACCACCTGGCCGTTGGCATCCTTGACCCCAACACCAAGCGCCTTGAATTTTCGCGCCAGTTCGTCGTTACCCTCTGCTGCTTTGACTAGGTTGACGCTTAGCCTCCTCAGGCTCTTGCCCAGCGTGGCTTGATCAACGTCCGCCAGCTTGGCCGCATTGCCTAAGCCGATCAGCGCACTTGCTGCAATCCCGGTCTTTGCCTGCAGGTTGAACAGCTCATCACCTGCATCAATAGACCGCTTTACGATCGCTCCTAGCCCGCCCACAATTGCGCTGCCGGCGATTGCTGTGCCGAATCCAGCCACAGCGCCCTTTAGTGCGCTGAAACTCATCGCTGCACTTTTTGCCTGGCCTTGCAGTCCCCTCAGGGAGCCACCTAGCCGGCGAATATTGTTTTCGCCCTGAACCTTTGCCTTGATGCGCAGAACGGTGTCGCTATTCATGGCCATATCAATCGCTCCGCTTATTTACAGTTGCAATAACCGTGGCTTCTATAACTTGGAGATCTTCGAGCATGGAGCGCTGGTCTTCCACTGCCACTGCATACAGGTTAAAGAGCCATTCCACCGCTCCATAGTCCAGGCCCAGTAGACCGCCCATTGCAGAGCGCCACTGGGTCTGAACTCGAAGAAACATCTCCACCGCCAACCAGTTTTCTTCTAACACCTCAAAGTGCTCAGGTTTCGGCGGCGCTGGCTCGATTTGAATGCCAAGCGCCGCTGCATCAGCTGCAGACTCGTCAACCACAGTGCCGCCGGCCCAGTGCTCAGCGGCACCTATCAGTTTTTTCTCTTGGCTCCTTTGATGCTGTCCATGTAAGCCTTCACGACAGCGACGGCAAGGAACGGCACCTCTAGCAATTGCTCCAGAGCGTTCTGGCTGAATGGCACATCCTTGCCGCTGTCATCATTAACGCCTGACCAGCCAACCAACAGGTCCTTAGCGATCTCGGTGATGCGCTCCAGCTCGCTCAGATCTTCTACCTTTTGCAGCTCGGCAACCATCGGCCCAATCTTGCTCTGTGGCAGCCGCTTGAACTCACCATCAAAGGTCTGTCGCTCATGTCGCCCGCCATCAGTGGGGACATCAAAAGCAACAGGCCACGTGAAGCTGTCGGACTGTTTGAGAACAAATGCCACGGGGAATGCACCAACGGTGTCCCCACAAAGTAAAGAGCGCCTGCATTGCTGCAGACGCTCATAATGCCTCCCCAGGCTCTTCAGGCTACGGCTTAGGCGTAGACCAGCCGCAGCTCGTCATTGCCGGCGGTGGAGGGCACCAGCGTGACCGGTAGCCGCAACATCTGGGTGCCGTTCAGATCCTCGTACGCAGGAGCGCCGATCTTCACCCGGTTGGAGTAAATCCCCACGATGTTGTTTGCGACCGTGCCATGCAGGAATGACAGCTCGCCCAGCAGGCTGTCATTAAGCGCATCGGTGAAGTAGTCCTTCTGCGCCATCGTTGGTGCCTCGATCAGCACGTTACCGGTGATCGCGCGATCAACGATCGACACCTCCTGACCGCAGCCGATGCGCTCGCTGTAATCGATCGTGTTGCCGATGTCCAGCGATACGCTCTGCAGGCAGCCGCTGTAGCCACCCAGCCGGAAGCCGCCGGAGTTGCCCTGCCTGAAAATAGCTGGTGTTGCCTGGTTGTCGTAGCTGGCGGTCGGTGGGGTTACATCAGCCGGCGCTGAATACAGGCCCGTCATCGTGAAATTCAGCAGCGGTAGACCACCAACCTCAGCGTTCAATGAGAACGTGCCGCGGTTACCTGGTGAGCGGTGAACTACAGAGTCGATGTAGGTGTAGATCGTGGAGCTGCCGTATGCCCCACTCACCGGGGTGTAGGCCGTCTGCACGTCGATGGAGTAGACGCTTGTGGCCGAAGGGTTCACGGTGCCAGCCAGGGGCAGCAGCGTGGCTACCTTGGTCGAGCCCACGTAGTTGGTGATCAGTGCCACCGTGCCGGCACCAACGCCGCCGGTGATTCTCAGGATCATCCCGTTATAGAACCCGTTCACTGCACTGGCCCCTGCAGCCAGGGTGATGCTGTTACTGGCCCCCGCCGTGGCGGTTCCGGTAACAACAGAAGCCGTCGTGGTGGCTGCGAAACCGCATGACGTGAGCAAACGCCCAGGCCGAGGGGCAGCACCGACAACGCCCGAGCCGGCTAGCTCCACGCCGAACTCAGAACCAGAGCGAACGTTCGCCATGAACTGTTCGCCAGCGCCGAGATAGGCCTTGACGGTTTCCCGCTGCACCGTGTCACCCTGCATCGGCGTTGGGTTCAGGCTTTGCAGCAGGATTGCGTCTGCGCCGAGGGGGNTNGCGTCGCTGCCGTAAGTGCTTTCACTGGCAACAACAATCCAGCGCTTGTTGGTTTGAAGGCCCATTAGATTTTCTCGGTTTTGGGTTTACGTTCGCCAGTGGTCATATCGAGCACGTACTCACCGCCCTGCCCGGCAAATGGATCAGGCTTCGGGCAGGCCACTGGCTCAGGTGCCGTTTCAGGTTCTGTTTGGGTTCGAGCCATAGCGCTGGGTCGTGTATCTCAGGCTATGGACAGCGTTCAGGCGCCTAGATCGGTGATGCTGGTCCGGTATTTCACCTGATACGGCAGCACCTCCCACACCGCTGCAGACTCAGCTGCCGCAAATTCTGGGTCGCGATCAATTGGCCAAATGTCCAACACCAGGCCGGAAAGGGAGCGATCGGCCATCAGCAGGCTGTGAACGGATTTGACCACTGGATCGGCGACCTGATCAGGGATTGTGCCGCGCGCGTAGACGAGGATTAGCAGCGTAAATGTCCAGTCGATCTTGCACGTACTGACTGGCTCAGGTGCAGCTGGTGATCTGCCCGGCATGATCACCACAGCCGGCGACTCGTTGCGGCTCATTGCCTCCTGCCTGGAGCGATAAACACGCCCCGTAGCGCCAGCAGTCGCCGCTAGCAGGGTGTCAACAGCAGCCAGGATTTGCTCGCGTTTGGTGGTCATGGATTAAACGGTTGGAGCCGCGCTCTTAAATGGGTGGTCGCTGGGTAGGCTTTCAGACTGGCCCCACTTATGTGCTAGGTAGCCTTCGACGCGCTGCCGGGTGTCACTTGCAATTGCCGAACTGAAAATTACAACTTCAGCAATTGATCCCGCAAAACGCCGAGCAGTAAAATCATCAGTACCGCCAATCTGAATTTGCCCAAAATTTGAAGCTGATACGGTTAAAGGGCTTGAAAAGTTTGCCCCATTAAGCCATCCGGTTAATGCGGTTCCATCGTAAGTGCAAACTTAATAGCCTCACAGCGCTGTTAGGCCAAGAATCTGCAACAGCGGGTACGCGATTTGCTGCTATGTAAAAGTCAGCACTATCAACTAGCGGTGATGCGAGCCCAGGCCTTATCGTTCCTACGCCTGCAATGGTTTTTCCGCCTGTACCTGTCACGCCTACTAACGGCCTTACTGCGCTAGTAACGTCTGTAGATTGAGCGGTTTTTGTTCCAATTAGCAATATAGAGTAGTTATCGCTAAGGTTAAAAGTAGTGACCATAAACTGCCCATTTGTTACACCGTTAAGTGTCAGAACAGTTTTATCATTTAGACCGCTTAGCGTTCTGGTTGGTTGCCAGGAAGCGCTGGCCTGCGTTGCATGTCGGTTGTTTCCGCTTTTGTCATTCCACTGGCTAACTGCTGAACCGTTTAGCGTGATAGTGCTTGCGTCGTCGGCATCTAGCCACAGCGCTGTAGTGACGTTTGCAGGGGTCCACGGCTCCGTAGATGCTGCTGCAAAGCGATATGGGTTGATATAAATAATACTCACGATTCAGCCCTCACCCATGCCAGTGACTCACGCTCGTCAGTGGCTGGGTTGTCTGCTAAAAACTGCCCGCTCTCTCCACGCGCCTGAGCAACTACCCATAGGTCACCGCTACTATCAACCCACTCCTGGCCCACCTCAGCTGCGGCAGGTTGCACGCCCCCGCCCAGTGCCGCAATAAACATCGCTGGCAGGTGACACCCAATCGCCAGTGCCCGCACATCCTGGAGTAGCTCAGCGCCTACCAGGCCCAGCCGGCGGAGTGACAACCAGGCCGCTCGGAAATCATCCACGTCACCGCCGCCAGATGCTGCTAGCAACGTGGCGGGCAGACTGATTGCCGCAGCGGGTGCCGTAGTCATCCCGCCGCCCAGCAGGGCATTGATCGCCGGGTGACTTAGCAGAATTCGCTTGAACGTGCGCCATTGAGCAGCAGGCGCTACCGGGGGCAAATCCTCTACACTCCAGCCCCATTGCCATTCACCCGCTGCCAGATCTACCGCGCGGGTCTCGATCACTCGTTGCGTTGCAGCGTCGGCATCAGGTCGCTCAGCCCTCACCACGCGCAGCACCACATACCTCGGATCAAGGCCATCAACGGGTTCCTCATCCCCTCGCGGATAGTTCCGCACCACCTCATTAATTAGATCGAACAGGACCAGCATCAGGACCTCCGCACGCTGAGCGTTACCTTCAA